TGATTGCTGCCCAGATCACGCCTACCCGTTACCCGTCCTATCGTTTGTCCACACCAAGCTACGGCTTCAGCAAGGACGAGCCATTGGCCGCTCATCAGGTCATGCACTGCAAAGAGATGGCTTGGCAGGGTTCGGCTGGTTTCAACAAGGGCATCTTGGCGACTGAGCTTGTTGGCCTCGACCAAGACATCGACCTGTACGCAAACTTCGTGATGCAGAACGGTGCAAAGCCGTCTGGCATGTTTGTGACCGAGCAAGTCGTCCCTGACGGCAAGTACAAAGAAGTTGCTGCCCGTCTGAAAGAGGCTTGGGCCAACATGACTGGCAGCAAGAACTCTGACCCGAGCAAACCCGGTCAGGGCATGTTGCTGGACCAAGGCATGAAGTACCAGAAGCTGGAAATGCTGAACTTGCAAGACGCTGACGCTGCTGCTTTGAAGCTGCAAACCATGAAGCGTATCTGCGGCTTGTTTGGTGTCCCGCCTGCCATGATTGGCATCTCGGACAGCAAGTTCAACAACACCCAAACGCAAATGGATGAGTTCTACAAGTCCACGATGTACCCAATCATTGTGAACGTGCAGGAAAAGCTCAAGGGCCATCTGCTGCAAGGCTACCCAAGCCTGTGCGTGGAGTTCGACACCAAGAACTTCCTGAAGGGCGCTCCTCTGGACCAGATGAACTTTGCGACTGCTGGCGTGAAGAACGGCATCATGACTCCGAACGAAGCCCGTGAGTACATGGGGATGCCATCCAAGGAAGGCGCAGACGAATTGGTGAAGGATGACAAGTCTGATGAGCCGATCCCCGGAAGTTCTGCTCAAGACACGGGTGGTGGCGGTGGAAGTCAGAAAAGCAAGATGAACATCGGCTCCAAGACTTGATTAAAAATGCGTACTGATTCAAAATATCTGGTAGCATTGGCAAAACAGGTCATTAGGCCATCAATACATTTGCCCGTACCATTAGGGCAAACCCCTAAAATACAGGACAACAATCAATCCATTGCTTTAGGGGCAATCAATGAAGCAACTGAATCTCATCTGCGAAGCAAAACTGAACCTGTCCGAAAAGGCCGCAAACGGCGAACCGACAGGAAAGATTGAAGCTCGTATCACCACTTGGGGCGCTCGTGAAGGCGCTGATGGTCGTAAATTCTTCTACAAGGCTGAAGGCTTTATGGATTGGGCAAGCGAGTTTGCCAAGTCCGGTCGTCCTCTGCCCATGTTCCTGAATCACAACGCCGATTCCATGCCTGTTGGCGAATGGACTGAGTTGGAGATGGACGAAGAAGGCATGAGCGCCAAAGGCCGTTTGTTCCTGAACACTACTGCTGGCTCAGACCTGTACCAAGTCATGTCCGAGTCGCCCAATATGTTTGGCGGCGTATCTGTTGGCGCTTACGCTGACGAATACCAGTGGGTCAAGGAAGATGGTTCTGTGTTCCCGGCTGGTTCTGGCGAATATTGGGATGAAGGCTATTTCCAGATCACCAAAGGTGGCCTGCGTGAAACCAGTGTGGTGATGTACCCCAACAACCCCAAAGCCGAGGTCAAGAAGCTGGAGTATTTCCGTGAAGACGGCTCCGCTGACCTCAAGGTATTGGAAGAAGCCCTGCGGGATGCAGGTCTGTCCAAGCAGATGTCGGTTGCCGCCGCATCTGTGTTCAAGTCGGTGATTGAGCAGCGTGATGTTGTGAAAGACCCGATTGAAACTGCGCCAACTCAGAGTGATTCTGATGCGGAGGCAACCGAAGCTGAAATTCTCGCTGCTCTTGAGCAACGTGAGTTTCTTAAACTCCTCGACAAACGACTGAAAGGTTAATCATGTCCAAAGAAATCATCGAAAAATTGGATGCTATCGAAGCTAAACAAGCTGAGAGCATCGTGGCCGTTGAAGCCAAAATCCCTGCTGCTGTTGAAGCCGTCAAGGCCGAATTCAGCGAAATGGTTGCTGCTCTGGAAGCCAAAGTGGCATCCGTGCAAGCTCCTGCTGTCATCAAGCCTGAAAAGACTGTTCGCGGCGATGTGAACAAGTCGGTTCGTGAGCAACTGAAAGCCATCGTGGCTGGCAAGTCTTCTTTCCAGAAGGAACTGCAAATCTTCGCTGACGAAGCTCAAGCTGATGCGTACCTGAAGGAAGCCTCTGCTCTGACCGCTGGCGGTGATGGCAAGGGTGGTCGTACTGCTTACGATCCAGTGTTTGCTGCTCTGCGTTTGGCTAACCCCTTGCGCGGCGTGTCTCGCACTGTGGCTACTGACGGCTCCAGCTATCAGTTCCGTGTCAAGACTGGCAACGCTGGCGCTCAGTGGGGCTACGGCATCCAGAACAACGGCACTCCTACAACTGAAAACACTTCCATCTGGCAAGTGGTGTTGAAGGACATCAACGTCCAGTTCCCAATCCGTACTGCGGCTTTGGACGACATCGATGGCTTGGAAGCCAACGTGGTTGACGACATGCTGGCTGAATTCGCTCAGAACGAAGCTCTGTCGATGGTCCAGAACAACGACCAAACTGGCACTGGCACAGACACCGCTTACGGCGGCGCTGACGGCCTGCGCGGCTTGGATCAGTACGGTGGTGCTAACAGCACATACACTGGCGGTACAACTTCCACTGCTGCCTTCGGCTCGTCTGGCACTGGTTCCACTTCTGGCTTGCACAGCGTGGCTACCTATGACCAGTTGACCACCAACGGCAACACCGTGGGCGCTGGTAACGTGACCTACAAAGACTTGATTAACTTCATCTACGCACTGCCACAGCAGTACTGGACTGAAAGCGCCAAGTTTGTGGTCAGCCCCGTCTTCTTGGCCCAAATCCGTGGCTTGGTTGACGACAACGGCACTCCAGTGTTCGAGCGTATGTCGCCTCTGGAAACCAACGGTATCGTTGGTCGCCTGTTGGGCTTCGATGTGGTCGTCAACAAGTATCTGGACACTCCTAGCCAGACTACCGTTGGTGACGCTGGCACTACCAGCCTGTACCCTGCGTACTTCGCTGACTGGAGCCGCTTCCACACCATCGTTGACCGCCTGAACATGGTCATGCGCCGCTACGACCAGACGCTCCCCGGATACGTAACATTTTTCGGGGAAAAACGCCTTGCCACGAGCATTCGTGATCCTTTCGCTGGCGTTCGCTATCGTTCGACAGGCACTGCTGCCTGATAAAAATGGGGGGGCTTCGGCCCCTCCTTTTTGCGCCCTCAATTTAGGAAATTGCCATGACCATCACTGAAAAAATCCTCTCCGGTATCAAGCAAGCCATCACTGAAGGCAAGACAGTCACAATCGACCTGAAAGAAGCCTCTGCAATCACTGGCTCTGGTTCTGGTGTGGGTGGTCGTGCAGTATTTGATGATGCGTTCGCAGCCCTGCGTTACGCCAACCCTTTCCGCATGGGTTCCCGTGTCATGCCAATCGATGGCTCTGACGCTCAGTTCGTTGCCAAAACTGGTAACGCAGCAAACCAAACAAACCCTTGGGGCTATCCCGTTCAAAACAACGTGGGCACTCCCGGAACAAACACCAGCATCTGGCAATTGCCTGTGCGCGTGGTGACTGCTCAATTGCCAATCCGTGACGCTGTGTTGTCGGATGTGAATGGCTTGCAGTCTGAAATCGTTGAAGACCTTGCTTTGGAATTCGCCCAAATCGAAGGCGCTTCGATGGCCGTCAACAACGACCAAGCTGGCTCGACCAGTACGGCGACTGGTGCAACTTCTGGCCTGCGTGGCTTGGACATGTACACAAGCGGCTCTACAAGTGCTTTTGGCACATCTGGCACTGCCATCACCAACGGCATCCACACAATCGCCACAGTGGCCCAAACAGGCGGTGGCGTGGTGTACAACAACGTGGTTGACATGGTTACGGCTTTCCCATCGCAATATTGGGCTTTGCCCGGTAACGCTTGGCACATCAGCCCTGCCATGATTGACTCGTTGCGGAGCCTGAAGGATTCGCAAGGTCTGCCATTGTTCTTGGAGATTGGCGATGAAGATGGCGCTGCTGTCGGTCGTATGTTCGGCTTCCCCGTGATTCCGAACCCATACCTGTCCAGCTCTTTCCCAATCTACTTGGCAAACTGGCCTCGTTTCCTGACCATTGGCGACACTGAAGAAATGTCGATCCAAATGATGGAGCAGACCACTCCCGGCTTCGTTACACTATATGCTGAGAAGCGTGTGGTCAGCACCGTGCGTGACCCGTTTGCTGGCGTTCGTATGAGCGCCTAATAGGAGCATCTATGGCTGCGGACAGCGTTTTGACGGGTATGCCCTTTGGTGGGCAATCTCGCAATCCATTCAACTATGTCAAGGTTGAGCAGATTGGCCGAGATGTCACCACCAATTGGTTGACTGCCAATGAAATCACGGACCATCTGAACTTGTTTGATGACCAGAGTCAGGACGCATATGTCCTGTCTTTGGACTTGGCAATTCGGATGCATATCGAGGATTTCCTTGGCATGTCCATCTTCCCTGTGACATACCGTGTTTGGTATGGCGCGGAAAGCCTGACGGCCACTCCTGTGAGCCTTGATTTGCCAGAGGTAAGCCAGAATCAGAACCAGCT